GAATAAGGAGGAACGAGCAATCGGTGTGATTATCCATCGTCAGACCTCAGGTGAGCGTTGCTACCGACTCGAAAATGAGTTTCAGTGCGATCGGTTCCGTTGCCGTCTCTACGATAACGGGGAGTTCGAAATATCGCAGGGCAAGCATTACTATGACATCGAGGAAATCCCAGCCATGATCGATTTGTTATTCGTGATGCACCGAGAAAATATCGACCGGATCAGGCAGATGCGCGGGGAATCATCGGATCAGGAGGGCAAATAATGGAACCATGTTTGAAATGGGTGGAGGGGGATCGAGGCTGGATCGTGGAGGTCAATAAGGATCGAATCGAGGAGTGGGCTCCTGGGTTCTATTTCATGTTGCGTTACCCCGAAATGTTCAGGGCTGACACCTATATGAAATGGGGCATTTCCCGTCTTCAGCAATTGGCGGGGGAAATCCCTGTAACCGGGAGGATCGGGTGAGCGAGAAATTCGTCAGGCTGTATTGCGATGACCTCGTGCCGTTCGGCTGGAAATGCTGCGGATCGTGTCACCAGGAATGGGAAGATGGCTATGGTGATCCATCCGATATGGAGGAGACCTATGAGGGTCGGACCCTGCCTGAAGGACTGCCCGAGGAGATCAAGCTGATCCAGATATTTCGCTGCTGTGGTAACGAGGAGAAGGGGACGATGCTGGACGATAAGGCATGGGTGAGGATGGTTGTGTTAGACGTGATCGAGAACGACTCGGATCGGGTCCGGGACTTGAGATGAGGGGTGGGGTGATGCAGGATAGGGCCGGATCGGTGATACCCAAGTCTTTTCGAGACTTGGTGAGGGTCGCACTAGAGGAGGAAAATTTAGATGGCTTTTCTCATCCGACGGAACCTTGCCAGTGCTTTGCTACTGATAGCGGATTTTTACGTTGTCTTCACTTAAAAAGACCTGATCCTTTGATGTGCAGACCTGGGTATGAGGTGAATAATGTTCCTCGGAGTCCTTTTATCATAGGCGGAAAATTTACTCTTGGGGACAAGCCTTTTGTGTATCATCGTTGGATCAGGGTTCCCAAGGTTTGCCAGCGATGCGAGGGGTCTGGATCGGTGCAGTTCTATGTCGATTATGAGGAGGGTTCAGCTGGGGAAGAAACGTGTCCTGTATGCCACGGGGAAGGAGTGCTGTAAATGAAGATTTTGGAATTGGGATGGCGTAGTATCGCTCAGCTATTTTTGGCTTTGCTGGGTCGTTGTCATTGCTCTCAGCGATGGGTAGATGTAGAACATCGGGACTGGACCGTTTTGGTCGTTCGAACCTCGTATTCGGGTCGGCAAGGATTCATCAATCAGGAATTTCAGATCAGGTGTGAGTCGTGTTGTAAAACGTGGTGGACCGGATGGTATCCGGAGCTCCCCAGGTCTCGGTTCGATTCGGCACGGGAGGAGGAACGATGAGTAGGATGGACGAGGAGCGGCTGGGAAAAATGGCTGGCCCAGCGGTTTATCTTCTTGAAGAACCTGTTCCACAGGTGGTCTTGGAGATGGCCGACGAAATCCGCGCCGCGTGGGCGTCGGAGGCGGAGAAGGACGCCAGGATCGTGGAACTTGAGCGGCAATTGGCCGGATCACAAGAGGCGAAAATGAATAGGATTGTTTATATTGGACTTGAGTTCAAAAAAGAAGATATGTGGGTAGGAATTTTTTGGCGAAACGGTTTGCGAAAGTATGATCTTTTAAGATGCGTTGAGATTTTTATATGTATTATACCTATGTTTCCTATTCACATCATAGTCAGAAAATGAGGAGGATAGTTGATGAGTAGTCAGAAGAACAATCGAGGAAAGCATTTCGACCCGTCTTCCAGGGAGTGGGTATCGGGACAATTGGTTGAGAAAGTCTGGTTAGCTGGTATAGGTCGGGATATTCAATGTCCTTATTGCCAGGCATATACGAAGTAGATGGTTCGAGAAAAAGAATGGGGATTACGTCTTTGTCGCATAGGATCAGAGAATAATCTATGATTGGTAAGGAACTGGAATTTGAGTCGGTTGAGGTCGTGGACGACGTTCTGAAGGTGAAGGTTGTGCTGAGCGGAGCCCTCGCCTTGAAGTGGGAAAAGACCTTGCTGGAGGAGATCAATGTGATGCTGATTCGCTACCCCGAAATGTTCAGGCTTCACGACTGGAAGATGCTGTTCCCCTCGGTTGTTCTGGAGATCGAAATCCAGGAGGGGGAGTGATCGATCCGAACCAACAGAACTGGGTGAGTGTCTGCCCGAAATGCGGGGCTCTTCTCAGGGAAGTTAGGGTACTTTTGGTGAATCCGGAGGAGGAAAGTGATGGCTAGACAAACAGGGATATGGGTCTTCACGGTCAACGGTTATCTGGCAGAAGACGCGGGAAAGTTCGGTGGGGTGGTCCATACCTGAGCAGTTGAAAGAGTACCCAAATGCGAAAGTAACGAGACTCTCCCAGGTGTAAAATACGGATTAAAAATTGGCTTTGTTTTGTACGTTTCCGTTTTCGGAGTATCCCCTTCCAGATTGTATACAGCAGTTTCGGAGTATTCCTTCAGGCCGCATCTAACCGAATACGCTGCTATTCTCCAGGATTAGCAAAATACCCTTTTTCTACCGTGGCTGCGAACCCTAGTAATCTAGAAGTCATAGGGCATTTGCACAGGGTTTTTGGTATAATAGTTCTATGAAGGCATGTAACTGGATTTCCCATTAGAATTGGGAAATTTGGCTTGCCGAAGGTATCTTCGAGATTAAGCAAATTAGGTGTTTCTCAGCTCCTTTTACATAGCCCTGGTTCGGGTAGAATCTCTCCCTACAGACCACGATCCGGACCAGGGCTCCCCCTAATCGGCTACAACTCCTGCAACGATCGGTGATGCTCCGGTCCCGGCTAAGCGTTCTCACTTAAATGTCGCAGAGCGATCAGCTGCGGAGCACACCATCGAGCGGGATCAAAAATAGGAGGGAGTCATGGCTCGTGAACATCATCTTTGCTTTCGTTACATACACATCTCGATCAGGGAGAAGGAACCGTTCCTGAAATTTCACTGGAAGTTCGATGTGCATCCAGGTATGTATGAGGTCCACCGAGCTCTTTGGGTAGGGATTACGTGGCGTGGACAAACTTGGGGCTATGTGATCGGCGGCTCCCCTGAAATCTTCCATGATTAGTTGTTCAGTTTTAGTTAGAGCCTCTGAGAGCCACGATCTCCCGAAGTAGACCCGAGCCTACCGGGGACCAGGGGATCGGCCCAGGGGCGACAGAATGGGAGGGACATCAGGTATGATCGTAGGACATGGCAGGGGATTTCAGGGTTCCTCAATGGACAGCTTTGAACTTCTCCGTTCTCAGGCGGCGAATCGTCGGAATGAGATTACGACTGATACCTGGATGATTCGGGAAGTCTGGGGAGAACGGTGGCAGTGGGAAGTCTACAAGCCGAGAGGCGGCAAGGTGCTGTTCTCCGATCTGGCTGAGGCTCTCAATTTTCTGCGACACGTATTAGAGTCTGCCAGCTGAGATGCTGGGGGACAGAAACCGATAACTAGATGAGGAGAGTTCCAATGGCTATCTGAAAAGGAGATTGTCATGGGAAAAGTTCGCTGTCGGAAACGGAAGGGGCCGAAAGGTTCCAGGGGCAGAGTGGGCAGGAAGGTGTGGAAGATTCACGGTGGAACCTGGGGGCTCAAGATCAATGACAAACGGAATCTGCAATCTGCGATCGAGCAGCTGGAGGATGCTGGGGCATCCGTGCCGTATCGCAGACGACTCAGGAGGGACTGGAGTTGAACGAGAAAAAAGACATCAAAGTGTTTGGCTTTCGCGAGACTGGTGAGCAGTGCGAACCTGGTGGTTTTCCACAAGTATGCTACGAAATGAGGTCTGTTCAGTATACAGGTCCATTTCCTGTTACGCCGGAAGCTGTGAAACACGATTTGGAGAATGCTGGGCTAATAGTTCTTGGAGACGGACTGACTCCCGAGGTGCAAGCCAGAATGATCAATGAGCGGATCGAAGCTGGACTATTGTAGGAGGGAGCCATTTGAAACTGAAACGAGTGAGCCGTCTTCAGGTCGGCTCGCGTTGGTTCAATGTCACATGGTCTCGGACCCCACCGAAGGGAACAGGTAAGCATGTGACAAATACGACTTATGGAGCCACGAATGTTTACAAGAGTCGTATCTGGATCAACACGTCGTATCCGCCAGATGTCCAGCTCTGCACCTTGATCCACGAGGCTTTTCACGGGAGAGAGTGGACCGCAACGATTCATACGATCGGGGAAGTATCTTCCATCGTGGAGAACGAAGTGATCCAACATGCGAGGATCGATGACTTCGCGGACATCGCGGCTCAAGTAGTACAACAGGTTCTGTAGGAGGGACTGGAGTTGAAGAACTGGTCTGTTTCCATAACGGATAGAAATCCGTTTGAGGCTTGGTCCGAGATCGTAGACTTCACTTCGTTCAGTAAGACGATTCTCGAATGGGATGCTTACGTGCTATTCTGCGAGTATCTCGTTCGCTATCCGGAAATGATGCGATGAAACTCGGGATCGATTATGACGGAACCTGGACGGAAGCCCCGGAGCTCTGGAGCGAGATCGTACAGATGTTCCAGGACGAGGGCCATGAATGCGTGGTCGTGACTCGTCGCAGCGATCCCGGAACTGCCGAGTATCCGGCCCAGGAAGTCCGGGATGCGATCGGGGATCAGTGTGAGATCGTGTTCTGCGGTCAGCGTCGCAAAGACAAATGCGTGGATGGGATCGACATCTGGATCGATGACAATCCTGGACTGATCGTGATGGACAAGATGCCGAAGGAAGAATCAGGGTTTCGGACCAAAGAGGAGTTCATCGAGTATCTTACCGATTTTCGCAAGATCACGGATGCACTGGTGGAGTCCGGTGATCTGATCCGGTTTGAAGCTCCGGGTCTCTACGAACGGGACGACGCAGCGGCTCACGAATATGCTTCGACTATGGTAGAGCCGGATGAGGCATTGGCAGATCGGATCAGGGACTGGGCGGCTGAGACAATCTCTGAGGATGATCTCTCAGAGCAGCACGGGTTGGAAGATGAGATTCATATCACGGCTCTCTATGGATTGTACGATGATGACCCAGGGCCGATCTATGGCACAGCTAAGAAGGTTGAGCCCTTTACTGTAACTCTCGGAAAGCTCGACTCGTTCGAAACCGATAAGTACGACGTGCTCTTCATTTCGGTGGACTCCCCGGGGCTCGTAGAACTGCATGATGCACTGGCCGAACTGGAGCATACCGATACGCATCCGAAGTATACCCCGCATCTGACTCTGGCCTATCTTCAGCCAGGAGCTGCTGCGACCTACATCTCGGAATATGGCGATGAGTTTGTCGGAGAAGAGTTTGATGTGGACGAGGTCATCTTCAGCGATACGATGGGCGAGAGGACCGTGGCGCGGCTGAAAATGCAGGAGAGTATAATGATTCGAACCAATATACCGGAGAATGAAACTCGCCAAGTTCTGAGAGCTTGGTATCAGGAATCTATTGGAGAGCAGCAAGAGCGGTGTCGAAATTTTACTCCCATTGCAGATCAATTGATTGAGCAAGAGCTGCGGCTCATGGAAAAGAAGTGGTCAGCCGATGTGACAAAGAAAGAGAAGTGGCATCCGCCCGAAGGCTTCTTTACGGGGTCAGCAGATTCGATTGCTTCCGGTTTGAAAAGTGCTTCGTCCAGTCTTAAACAGGCGATGAGTCGTTTGAATTTTTATATCAATCGACAAGGCTCAAATCTGAGTGCGACGGATAAGAAGAAACTGGACTCGGTGAAGAACAAGTTGCGGAAACTGTACGGAGAATAACCGAGTGTAGCTCAGTTTGGTAGAGCACTGCGTTTGGGACGCAGGGGTCGGGGGATCGTGACCCTCCACTCGGACCAGTGGAGGGGCGGCAGAGACGGCGAGCTGCGGTGGACTGTAAATCCATTATCTTCGGGTTGAGTAGGTTCGAATCCTACCCCCTCCACCATTCAACGGAGAGTAAACATGGCGCGGAAATCAAACATTGTGCGGAGACTGACCGGCCGGGAACTTACGGAACGAATGACGACTTCCTTGGTCGAACAGGATGAGGAAATGGACGACGAGGATGCTCTCTGGATCGAGATCGAGGGGGAGCGTCTCGGTGTTCTCGACTACAACGAGGTCTACGGTGGTGTGGCTGAGATCGAAACCGATGATGGTGAGCGGTGGTATGTCGCTGACGGCCATGAGTCGGCCGGGAACTACGTTAAGGATCGTTGGCGTGACTATGACGAGAGCGAACTTCTCGAATTGATCGGCCAGGAGCGCATCGTTCAGATGTGGTTGAGCGGACAGTCGTTTGAAGACTTCCTGGATGAGTACATCCGCTACGATGGTCCCGAGGCTGAACTCGCTAGCTGGGATGGTGCGGAGCGAAGCGTGGATGGAGCGAGCCCTGCTCTCATCGAAGACCTCGGTTTTACCCCGGATGTCGCTTACCGGACCTGAGCGGGGATCGATCCTATGCAACGACGCAAGGTTATGGTGGGGAAGGGCCGCACCTTTACTCAGGCAGAAGTCAGGGCTGCGGCTCGCCAGAAACGCAAGATGAAGTTCACGGGTCCAGCGAAGACTCTCAAGACTGTGCGGTTCGAACAGGCGGATCGGCTGATCTGGCGCGAGCTGGTTGAGATGAGCCTGGACTTTGGTCAGGTCGATCAGATCGCTAAGAAACGAAACTGGAGCCAGCAAAGAGCTGCTGGCTATATGGCGGGGCAGCAAGCGGCGGCGCAGGGCAATCGCTTCGCTGGCCTGGGTCAATCGGAGTGGAGAGCAACGGACGACTTCGCAGTCGGCTATCGGGAGGGATTCAAAGACGCTGAGTATTCTGCGAACCTCCCTGCATTGCGAGCCTGATGTCTGACATAGCCCTAATTTTGCTGACCATCTTACTGGGTGGGACAGCCGTCGTGCTCCAATGCCAGCATGACAAGAACCACTTACCTCCCAGACCCTCACGGAGAGATAAGAGTGACGAGAATCGCTGACAAATTGATTGAGCAGGAATTGAAGGATCAATTGGTCCGATGCAAGGACTGTAAGTGGTGGGGTCGTCATGCTGACCAAGTGTGCGATCGTACCAATAACATACAGACGGAGAGTGGGCCTCAGATGTTTGCTGTGGATGCCACGGCTGCTGACGATCAAGGTCTCGATGCTTGGTTGGAGACTGGTCCTGAGTTTGGCTGTATCCACGGTGAAGCGTAATGATGAAACGACTGGCTGACAAATTGATCGAGGCAGAAGTGGACAGCTTAGACAACGAATTGTCCTATGATTACAACTATCTTGCGTCCCTCGTAAGAATGGCAGAGAGATTATCCAGAGCTATTGACAAAGCATTAGAATGGGTTTCGGAAGAAGAGGAAGAATTGGATTTTGGTACACCCTCTGCCAACGAACTTTATGCTGCTTCAGAAAAATTTCGTGATGTTATCGATCATATTCGGAAAGCAGAAAATGAATTGAATCTTAGTAGAGAAGAATTTGAAAGAGAAGGGCAGTAGACCCTCACGGAGAGATAAGAGTGACGAGAATCGCTGACAGACTGATCGAGCAGGGGTTACATGAGATGTCATTGAATGTCGCTAATAAATTAGAGAGATCAATAGGCTTGGTTGATAAAGCTCGGGAGCGTATTACTCGTTTATTGGACGAAGTGACGACTATAGAGGTTGTAGACATTCTTTATGATGCTCTTATTAGCTTGGAAGAGGCGAATGAGCATATATATAAGGCTGCGGACGCTGAGCGGGAGCGGGGTGGCAATACACCTATAGTTATGTGACGGACACTCTTAAACGGAGAAAGCGGCGTGACAAGAATCGCTGACAAATTGATCGAGCGCGAACTGCGGTTGATGGAGCAGGAGCCGGAAGAGTTCGGCATGGAAGAACCGATGCCGGATGCGACAGACCTGGAAGAGCCGGAGGGGCGCGAGTTCGATCAGTATGTCCAGGTACGTGAAGAGGAACTGGAGCCTGGTACAAGTCTGTTCTTCCGTGTGGAGACACCCTTCCGCTACGGTGATCTCCGAGGCATCAAGGGTGATGTCCTTGAACTGGAGCAGAGCGGGATGAGCGGGAATACATACTGGTTCAGCGGCGGTACTGCTACCAGTGGGGTACGAATCGAATTGGATCAGGTCAACGACTTGCTCCGTAAACAACGAATCTCCAGAGAGGTAGACTAAAATGGCTGAGAAATTCGGAGTCTGGTTTGAAGACACGTTGATCGTCGGGGAATCGAGGACCGGCCTGATTCGGATGAGGTCGGGTGTGAGCCTGGAAGAGGCGAAGAGCCTTGCCGAAAATGGTCTCTACACGCTGGCCCTTGCTAAGAGCAAAACGGCTCTGGAGCAATTCCTGGCTAAGCGTAGCATCCCCAAGGGATCGATCACGGAAACGGTGCGGCAACTTAGCGAGAAGGGTTTAGCCTACGATCCAAATCAGGTGAAACCGATTGAGCGAGCCGTCTATGTGTCTGGGGGTTGGCGTGTCAGCGGAAATCTGCTTATGGCGCAGATCAATGAGACAACGCTGGTGGACAGCCAACTGAAGATTTTGATGGACAATGGCCTGATGCGTCTAGATCCGCTCAGCAAGAGTTCGTTTAAGATTTACGTGAAGAAGAGCGGGGGCGCGGCGAAGCAGGAATCGATTGAGGAGCAGGAAGGTGGTCTCCCTCGTTTGATGCAGAGCAAGCTTCGTGAGATCGAGGACACGATGAAGATGGCTGCGGCCAACATGACTGATGTGGACTGGGACAATGCGTATAACGTCGATGCCCTGGTTGCTCGCATCGTGAGTGCTTACACCGATCCAGGTGTGAAGAAGGCATTTTCGAAGATGAAGAAGACAGGATCGTATCTCTCAGTATTCTAAGTCAGTCTGGAGGGACTATGCCGGAACGAACCGTGGTGATCGATGGGCAGCCGATCGATCCGGACACAATGGATTGGAGACCTGTTCGGCGCAGACCCCTTATGGTTCATGCAGTACGAATGGATACAGATTTTACGGTGCAAACTCTCGAAGGAGAGATGACGGGACGAGCCGGTGACTTTCTCATCAAAGGAGTGGCCGGGGAATACTACCCTCTCAGTTCAGAGCTCTTCGTGAGCAATTATGATGCCAGCGTCTACTAACAGGAGATAAGTCAATGGCTACGGTCTACTGGGATTTGGAAAATGGGAACGACGGAAACGATGGGTTGACCATTGCGACTCCGAAGCTCACCTGGGCCGGAGTCAAGACAGCGTTGGGCGGTTCAGTTTCTCCTGCGGACAATGTTCGTATCCTGGGAAATCAGGTGATTGCGGAAGAGTCGTCTGGTGCTCCAGGTCTGAACATCACGTTTACACAGTACAGCCCTACTATCGTTGTACCCACCGATCTAACCGATACAGGTGCTCATGGCTACGCGGATGGAGACGGCATCATTGGTCCGGACGGTCAGTTCTACCTCATCAAGACGGAGAACATTGCGGGTGGGACAATCACGATCTATGGTGGATACGTGGGAACGACTGTAACTGTTGCCTCATTGAACTATTTGCCAGCAGTTGACCCGAGCACGGAGCGGATCGGATCGGACGATTTCTCCGGCACGAGCGGAAACGATGTGATTCTGGACGGGGGCTGGTACGATAGTGGTGGTGGCACTCCGGCGCAAGACACGATCAATTCCAGGATCGTACCGTCTTTCCTTAGACCGGCGGCTCCTGCTGATTTCTGGGTCGTTTCGACGACGACCGAATATGTCCATGCGAAAAATATTATGTGGGGATCAGTGCCTAGCGCGTCGAGCCACGCATTCTTAGATATCCCATCCGGAGAGGATGGGAAGCATCTCCAATTCACGAATATGGGTACGTGCGGGATCGGGGAAGTGGTTCATGCGTGGAGCGCGGAGGACTGGGTCTTTAATCGCTGTTCAGCTGTAGCTACGAATGGTGTTGCCAGTTCCAATGCGATCGTAGAGGTTGTTTCCGCAGCTGGCTCTTCCGGTATCAATGGATTAGAACTGTATGATTGTGTAGCACTGGATGCCACAGGTCTGTACTTGAATCTGTTCTCCACGTTTACCTTGGCTTGCTACGGTTTGATCGTGCAAAACCTGGTTCATGTAGTGACGAATAGCGCCTATGATAATAGTACGGCGATGCAAATGCTGGGAGGTCGTTATCGAGGATTGTATATCGACAACATTATTTGTCGGGGCGGATATTCCAATGGTTTGACAATTGGACTCTCTTCGATCCAGGAACCGTTAGCCACATTCTCCGAATCGGAAAACTTGATTTCCAATGTGGACATCTTGGATACGGATCAAGGCTTGACTATCGGAATCGTGGATCAGATCGAAAACTTTAGCATGGCTAATCTGTTGCTCGACACAAAGGTTGGTGCGGGAAGCGATGCGTTCACAATTAGTTTGGATAAGAGCGACGATGATATTACTCCGGTGCAAATCAGCAATGTTCAGATCGGTCAGAGAGGCGGTACTGATACGAAGGTATGTTGGACTGGAGTCGGATTCGTTCTGCTAATCGATTCGAGTATTACCGATCCGGAGTGGGCAACTGATGTGGAGCTGGCCGATCTCTATTCATTGGGAGCCTACATTATCAAGGATGCTCCCGGATTCTTAGGATTTGTGCAAACCGATGTAGACGTTCCCGGACTTTACACGTATGTGACAGCACTGGTTGATCCGCCTAATCTGTCTGTAAACGAAGCCGGATATATGCGTGAAGACGATTCGCTAAAGGTCGGAGCTACACCTTCGATTCAGACCGAGGTCATCGATGGTGGGGTAACGCCTGTGACCGTGCCGATGCAGCAGCAAGTATTAGCAGGGATCAGACAAATCACAGCCAAACTGAGAAAAGACACGGCGTATGGCGCTGGCAATCCGAAGCTGCGTGTCACCAGCTATTCTTGGAACTCGGGTATTCCTCAGCCCGTGGTGCAGGAAGTATCGATGAGTGGATTGGCTGAAGAGTGGAACGATGTGAGTCTAGTCGTCGATGTGGAGTACGATCAGATTATCGAGGTAGAACTGGTCAATGAGGGCGATGCGGGTGGCAAGGCGTGGATCGATCAGCTTCAAGGTGTATAGGGGATACTCTTGAGCGGGATACCTATCCGAGACTTGCTGTATAACTATGGACCGATCGAGCTCTTAATGCAGGTCTTATCTTCGATCGACGCGGTAATCGATGAGCTGGAAGATGGAGAGATCAGAGACCAGTACATTGAGATTGCTGAGGAGCTAGATTTGTTGATAGACACTGCTCCCAATCCTCCTGCGTTACAGGACTTGTCATGACACAGGAAGAAAAGGATGCGTACCTCGTCGCATTGAAACAGCCCTATGTGGCTGCATCAGCAGTCGTTCTTTTCAAGAAAGATACGACCTATTCGAGTGCCGGAGTAATCATTTACCGTTCTCCGTTGAAGGTGATGGAGCTGCTGAGCGATGCTATCTCTTTCCTTGTCGATTCCTTGCCAGATGAGTGTGTGGCTCGCTTCATAGGATATATCCATCCTCGTTTCTCCGGAAACTTCGGTTTGGCAATTTATCCTCCTCCGAGTCTTACTGACATCTCTGGTGGATTCGGAATCTATGCTCCTGGAACATCCGGTGTGCTCGTCTATGATTGCGCAAGTGGAATTGCGGAATGCTTTGCTGGTTCATTGGCGGAAGACTATCCTGACCCGATTCAACTGAGCATTCCAGGGATGCTTTGAGAGGACGTAACGAATGGCATTTTACCACACGTCGGGATCAGCAACAGGGCTAGACGATCTGATCGGTAAGTTGAAAGACGCATTGGTCGCTGGTGGCTGGAGCGTGTACGACGATCAGTGGATCGCTTCCGGCTACTACATCATGTTCAATAGCGGTGGAGAGGAAGGGCTCGTTCCTTTCTATATGGAGCTGCTGAAGGTTGGTACGAATGTGATTGCTTTGTCCGGATATCTTGCTCACCCAGGTGGCGGTGGTGCGGGCACAGGCAAGTTCTCAGGTTCATCGAATACGTACTACAATATTGGTACGGATACGAGCACGAGTTACTGGATTACGGCTTCGAAAGATGGATTCGTATTGGCTACCCAGCAAGGCGCTACTCAGCGTGGAGCCGAGTTTGCAATCCTCTATCCATACCTGGGAATCAATAATGACGGAACACTTCAGATCGCGCAAACGACAAGTCCTGTCTCAGCTGGTGGACCAGTAGTTATTCCGGTGGATGACGCCAGCTTCTTTCAGGCAAACAATAAGTACATTGTGAGGCAGAGCGACACGGTAGAGAAAGTCACGGTAACATCGGTTGGAGCCAATGACATCACTGTCTCGTCCCTAGCCAATAGTTATAGCAGCGGAGCATTCATTGGTCGTAACCCGGTTCCCATAGCTATTTCTCAGGACGATATGGGTCTGTACTGGTATGAGGCGATCACGGCTACGGCAACAGTGAATGCGTCGGGCATTGCCCATCAGACAAGTCGAAATTCACATCCAGCCGTGCTCTACGGTGATCCCGATGCGATGAGCAGTCTGAACCATCTGTATCCGGTTTACCTTGTGAATACACAAGCTGCTAACCAGGGTATGAGATACTGGAATCGTTTCACCCGACAATGGGGAGGAACGACGGCTCAAGGCGATACGATGCCGGTAGGATCGCAGATATGGGTAGGATTCCGAGCCGCTAACCTCAGCTGGTTTATGAGGCAATCCTAATGTATGGAGACGTGTTGCTCTTCGTCGCATTTGTAGTTGTCATCGTCATCATTGTGGGATGGTCCAGTGCCGGTTCTTGATCCAGGATATGCTCCAAGTCTGCTGACTGAGATCGATCCTCTATTTCTCGTGAAGATCGGTGGTAGCCTAAATGCAGAGATTCCGGAAGGAGCCGATCTTCCTCCGGGTGAGGCACTCGTTGAAGTCGTACCGGCTACCGAGTATTCCCCTGTTCCCGATCCTGAACTGGAAATGGCAGGATTTTCCGTCTTCCTTTTCAGCGCTTCGGAATCCACGTTTGGACCAACTCCTCCTGAGCCGGTAGAGACCTCTTCTTCCAAGGGAGCTTTGCTCAGCTATTATTACTATGAGACGTTCCGTAGAAATTCTCGGAAACGGAGAGATCGATGAGTCGAAACGCTATCTATAGACGCACGGGAACTCGTGTCGTATCGAGTCAGCAATTTGCCGATGTCGGTGTGTATCAGGAGGATGGAGAATTCGGCGTATTGGTGCGTGACGATTCGGAATTGGAATTAACTTATCCTGATATTACATTGGTCAAGCCGATCTATGTTGGAGACTTCAAGCAGCTCTGCCTCTATCTGAATTATGTCCAAGCCACTTCGGATCGTATGTTTTTCAAGATTTATGGCGCTCTTCAAAAAGCGGGTCCGTACCACGTCTTTCCTCAGTTGGGAGAAGCTGTGGGAAATCAGGTTCCATTAAAGCCTTTGGAAATCATCATCAATGATGGCAGCGATCCCTACCTATATCAATTTCCTAACAGCAATTTGAACTGGATGAAGCTGTTGGTAAAAGTGGAAGGGACTGTAACTGGTACGAGCTGCGAAACCTATCTTGCTCGCGGATGGGGGAACTAATGAGCTTTCCTCTAATCGCAGGTGCGGGTCAGAACTGGCTTGGGAATATCGAAGATTTCCACGATCCGACCGGGGGTCTACCAGTTCCCAGCGTGGTAGGAGAGCAGTACATTGCTACGGCGACGGCGAATGGATGGACCGAGAACTATCTCTATTCGTGGAACGGCGCTACATGGGACGAAACGGTTCCGGCCAGTGGAGATCGAGTCTATGATAAGGCTACGGGGACAGTCTGGATTTTCGACTCTACGGCTTGGGACGAGCTCTCAGCTCTCTCATTTCCCGTCGTCTTTACGAAAGGAGCCATATTTCCGTTGGGTCCGAGTGATGGGGATGTCCATTACTATACTACGGAAAGCGAATACTACGTCTATGATGGTGGACGCTCCAAATGGCTTTCCATGAATGTGGATGAGTTTCTCTATGGCCGGGACGGGAACGCTGTTTCCGGAGCTCTCCTAAATACGGCTGGAGCCGTGGCAGGGCACTATTCGAGAATCTCTGTGGTATCCGTAATCACTGAGATTCGCGTGGCTCAAACCATTTCCAATAATGCTCAGTTTCCAATAGAGATTTATGATAACGAGGTGTTGATTGGGACGGTCAATGTTCCTGCCGATACCTTATCGTTCTCAGCAAGTTTGAACATCGATGTTCCGGCTCTAGCAGCAGATGAGTATGGTTTGGAAGTTCGATACGGGACGATTCCGAATCCGCGTCCATCCGATTGCAACGTGATTCTCCAGATTCAGAAGAGAGGTTCATAATGCCGATTACGATTACAAACATTTCTTTAGGGCCGGTAGTGCTTAAAGATTTAGGGTTAGAGCCTTTAGCTCCTACACAATCCGTTGATTTTCCAATTGATGAATCGAATCTTCATCGATTAAATCTATCAGCTAATTTACGAGTAGCTCTTGGAAACCAGACTGTTACAGTCATTGTTGATAATACGGAAGGCTACTCGTTCAAGCGTATCGCTTTTCCTACGGCTGGCTCCGCTTACCTAGCGAGTCGGGAGATTGCTCCAGTCGTCGCAGAACTGGATGGGATGACAGTCAAGACTCCTCCGAATCCGGATGACGGGGATATGATTTTCTCTCCGCTGCATCGATTAGATTTTTACTGGGATGCTACTCGAAACAAATGGTTGTCGAAATCTATCTTCTTAATGAACTGGTCCAAGATCGGACAGATCAGTGTCGGAGATTATTTCGATTTGTATGGAGTTCCTAGTGTCGGATTCCAGGCTCCATTTTCCGCGACACTTGTCCATATGGTAATGGTGTCTGATATTCTTAGTACGGGAGACGCATTCGATTTGAGCCTGGAACGTAACGGATTGGAAATGTATTCAGAAACTCTTTCTGGAACTCACTTCTTCAAAATCGATTTGGACTGGGACACGCTCCCCTGCTTGCCAGGAGAGATCGGATACCAGATGAAATTGAAGAGTTGTGTCGGCACGACTCCGCAAAATATTATCGTCAATGTAGGATACCGGGTGAAACTATGAGCGATGAGGTAACAGGCAAAGAATTGATTGTTGATCTGGGAAGCATCCTGCTCAACATCGTCAAGTTGGTCGGTAGCATCCTTGGAGGGCTGCTGATCGTCATCCTGGGCGCAGTGCTCGGGGCTCAACGGGACTAGCAGAAGGAGTTAGTTATGAACATGAAGATCATTGATCACGATCCTGCCGTTCAGATCATTGGCTTGGAAGTGAGTTTTGCTCCCGCCATGATCCAGGTGAAGCACGGACAAGTTCTGAGAGGTCGTACCGTGGCTCGTTGTCTGACTCAGCATATGAGGTTGGACGTTGCCAATACGGATCGTTCCTTGGCTTGTTACGTGTTGGATACAGGACAGATTCAGTTGTCGATCGGTACGAACGGAAATCCTCCGAAGCCACCGCCCAATCTGATTTACAAGCTGTTCTACGGAACGATTCCGTCCGGTGGCTCGATTACGCAGGGCGACTTCACGGTGAAGGGTAAGGCGAAGAGAACGAAGGTTGAGGAACCGAAAGAGACGGAGTCGAATACCGATCCGAATCCTTCTGCTTTGACAAAGCAGGACAAAATCTTTGCAGCGATCAAGCAGTGCGAATCGGATGGGGACATGACGGCTGCCGGTATTCCCTCGGTTAGCGCATTGACCGAATTGCTGCACGAGCAGATCAAGGATGAGGTCAACAGTACGTTTCGTGACGAGTGGTGGTCCAAGTATCAGGCAGCGAAACTGAAATAGATGCTCCACTGGGAGAGCTGGCGTGGTCCCGAACATTGCCAGCTCTCCCGCCCTCCACGGAGAGATAGATGAACGACCAGTTTCTGAACTTGATGAATCGATTCGCAGAGATGCTTCCTGCCGAATCCCGCTACGATCTGGGAACTATCGATTCTGTGGAAGTCGAATCGGACAGTGACATGACCCGTTACATCGTATCGGCGGAGGTAGAGTATCCGGAGAAGTATTCGAATCGTGCCAAGCTCGGCTATATCAAGGTGTATCTGGACGAGGTGAGTGGCGACGAGGAATTTGTAACGGTGGAGGGGAGCCCGTTTAGCTTCGATACGGAGCAGACCTTCGAACCTCCCTACGATGAGGACGAGATTATGAGAGCACTAATCCGTGCGGCGGACAAAGCAATCGAATTGGGAGGAAATGATAGTCCGATGGACGAATGTGAAACGATTGCGGATCGGCTGATTCAGGAAGTGCTCAAGGGAAAAACGGTCGAATCGGTAACGACTAATTATTTCTACTATCCTCCGGTCACACAAGCGAAGCGTCGTCGGAAGAAGACGAAGGTTTCTTCCCTGGTTGGCAGAGGCACACAGGAGTCAAAGACCATGAAACGAATCAGTCTGGTGGAAGTGGTGAAACAGCGTGGTCCGGTGCGGGAGCAGGAAAATCCTGAAGACTATAGTAAGTATCTGATTGATGGCTCTTATGGGATATACATCGCTCAGGAATTTGCTCGTCGATACGATCCGGAACAGTGGGGCATGGATCAGGAAACGTGGGATATTCTGCTCGATGGCCCTGACAACGAATTGTATGACGATGCGTGGCTCGATCTTTTGCAAGATGCTGAATTTACGGAACCTCAAACGGGATTGACTTGGTATTTGGTTGGCGGAGACGGGTTGTGGGCTGTCCGAACCGATACCCCCGAGGAACTGATTCCGGATCAATTTTGATGCTCGAAAAAGGACACTACCCCACAGCGGATGCTCTTATCAAGAGATTGATGGAGAGCGGTGAATCCAACATTGATCCCCTGGTAGGCGACTACGAAGACGGGGGTTTCTCAAATATCCTGGTAGGCTTTCTCCAGAGCCACGGAGTCCGAGTCTACCGCAACGAACGGTTTATGCCAGCAACAGGTGTCTCCACGTTCATCCTGGAGTTCCTAGCTCGCAATCAGAGGCAATATAAGCTGCGGGTAGAAAGTGTGGACGGGATTCCATCTCGTACCCGGATTCAATGTACGACCACGAAGTATCGTAAGGTTTGTGAAGCAGCTGAATCGGAGATGTTCGAAATGATTCGGGACACAGTGCTCCAGGGTAACGAAACGATCTACGAAGACCTGATCCGATAACAGGAGATTCTTATGGGTAATGCGAAACTTGCGGGACGGATGACGAAGGGGCTGGGGCCGGATACGACCCGTGTGCTCTGGCAACTGAATCGGGACGTGTCTCCCAGTGCCATCTCCTTTTCAGAAGTTCCTGGATTCCAGGACGATGTGGATGGACAGCTCTTGCTTACGGTTAAAGGCTTCGATCCGGTGACGCAGACCTCCGTTGTGTTGAACGGAAATGCGATTACGGATGAGGATACGGGTGAGGCAGGAGATGATGTGGAGACCTCATTTTCCTTTACTCTAGCAAATCCTCCTGCCGTGCCCTACACGGTCCGGGTCAGAGCGACTATCGCGGGAGTCGAGTATATCGCTGATGATCGTGGAAACGGGAAGCTCTATCCGTACCACACTGATCCGGTGGCTCTAGATTTCCCTATCATGGAAGACGCGCCGATCGGTACGGTGGATTACTATACGGGAGACGTAACAATTACCTTCCCTGATCCGCCGGATAATATGACGGCAATCCTGGTGGACTATCATGAGACGGAAGTCGTCTTGGTTCGCGGCGGTACGATCGTGGTTCCGAAGACCGGATCGCTGGTTATTCCTCCGTTGCCATTCTGGGATGCGATCAGTATTTATGCGATCAGCGATGTGCAGAAGCTGATTCGTTCCGACATCGAGTTCAATGCTCAGGCTCAGGCAGCGACTCTTTAACTGGCAGCTCCGGGATTGCCCCGGAGATAATAGCCTCTAGGTAGGTTCGGTGCAACAACCAGAGGCATACTCGAAGAAAGGAGTACAAAATGGCGTTTGTCTTGATTGGTGTGAAACCGAACGAAGGTCAGCCGATCGTTCCCTTCGGTACGATCGAGCCGGAACAGTCTGTGAAGTCGATTACGATTTCGCAGGTCATCAAAAAGGATGACGATGCGACGATTCCACAGCTGGTTTTGGCAGTGCTGAACGACGGGGCGGTCGTCAATGGGACGGTCGTGGCCGACGAAGATACGGGCGATGCGGGTGATGGGACAGAAACCCATTTCGATTTCTCGCTCGTCAGCGAATCGGTTCCGGGTAGCGTGGTCATTAGCTCGCTGGCCGAATCCGATGATCACGAGATGTTGCTGACCGATGGTGGTGATGGCTACATCTACGACGAAGATGGAAACAACGTGGGAACCGTGGACTACTTTACGAAAGCGGTCGATGTCACGTTCCCCGAGGCGGTCAAGAATCTTCAGGCAGTTCTGGCCGATTATCGTTCCACGACTCCTTTCACGGTCAACGGATCGTTGGTGCTCGTCCCGAATTCCAGTTCGGACGTTTTGTCAATCCTTCCGTACTGGGGCGATCTGGAAATCCTGGTCTATGCCGATGGCGTTACCGAGTTGACGGTGACGACCGAGCTGATCTCCCTCGGGACAATGAGTTCTGGCTAATCATAGAGGACTGGGAGTCCCACGGATGGGGCTCCCATCTTAAAGGATGCTTGGCATGAAAACGAAATATGTTCCGGTCACAGCTCTTTCCATTGCGGATACGATTCGTTCCATGATTCGGAAAGAGGAGGACAGTATTCAGACCTTACAGGAGCAGGGAACAACGACTTCGGATTATGCTCAGGCCACTTCTGACTATATCCAGGGGAAGGAGGACGAGGTTAAAGAGATTGACGATCAGCTGCGGGATCAGGATGTGACCCCGGATCAGAAGCGTGAATTGCGGAAGAAGAAAACTGATATTCAGAAAGATATTAGGGATCGTAAGGCTCAGCAGCGCGAGCTCCAAAACGATCTGAAGCGACAAGCGAGAGATGCGGATATGCGAGCGTCCAAAGCGGAATAACGAGGAATTTGACGTTAAGGATGCGATGTCATGAGACAGCTGCCGATTGCTCATGGTAAACAGGAGATCGTAATGGAGCTGGGAACAGCCGCACAGATATTGTCAGCACTGATCGGAGCACTGGCAATTTTTTACGCATGGCTGAAAACTAAGAATCTCAGCTCGCGCATGGAAGGTGTTGTTGCAACAAAGCTGGATGCTGTCGAGAAAACTTTGGGAGAGCTAAAGCATTCGGACAAAGACCTGGCGGAAATGAGAATCCGCGTGGAGCACTTAGAAGAATTCAGTAGGGATCAGAAAGAAATCAATAAACAGATTTTCGAACAGCTCCGTGATATGAATAGGACAATTGATTCCAAGTTGACTGAGATGATTAACGTGGTGCGTCTGCACAAAGGATAGGTCAATGGCAAACGGCGATAAGAAATTTGGAAACCGCGATTTCGTTATTACGTTGGTCAGCGTGATCTTTCCGATTACCGTGGTCATCATCGGATCGATTTGGAATTATTCCCGATCCGATGCAGCGGTAACGTCTAAAGTTGAGCAGCATACCGAGCAGATCACGGGGCAAAAAGAGACGCATGAAAATGATATGCAAACAATTAGAGAGTCGGTAAAAGATATTGATCATGATCAACGAGTCACGGATCAGAGACAGGCCGTGGTCGAGACAGAAGTAGGGAATCTGAAAGGTGATGTTCGTTCCGTTAGTGAAAAGGTTGATGAGGTGCGGATGCGCCAAACATCGACGGAAACAAAGTTGGATCGAGTAGAGGGGGATATCGAAGAAATCAAAGTTGATCAGAAAGAAACGAAGAAGATACTGCTTCGTATGGAACGCAGGATGATGGAGGAGAAACCTCAATGAGTGAGTCGATTCTAACTTTAACAGCAGCAGAGGATCGTGATGCTACACAGGTTATCACCGATGTCGATAAGGTGCAGATCGCTGATCCGATCACGATTGACTTCTCGCAGAGGACAATTTCCTTCCAATACACGAAGGGCTATCAATCGGGAGCCGTGATCCAGATTACGGAAACGAGTGCGGTCATCATTGCTCAGACCGATGACTTCGATACGATCATGGGTGCGGCAGTGATCGATACGGACAACTTGGGTGAGAACCTGACTCGGGTCTTGCTCCAGTATCTGATCGACAAAGGCATTGTCACGGGCGGCACGATCACCCCATAAGCGGAGAACGAAGTATGAAACGACGCATCCACGAGTATGAAAAGACCGGATTGACAGCTCTCGGAAAATTAGCTGACACGGTTTGGAAAGAGCTACATGATCTGTCGGAAACAGGAATGAACTACGGTGACTCTTCCTATGGTTTGATCACCCATTTGTTTTCGTCTGATTCTCCCACAGATCATGATGGTCCTGAATCGAGTCATTATACTATCGTCGATTTCCTTACGTTCCATCCATACTATGAAAATCCTGAAACGGGGGAATCTGTTGAGCTGGAACCAGTGGACATGGAAGGTCCGATGGGTTTCGTGATTCATTTGTTCGATGTGGAGGGCAGCGTCGAAATTCAGATCACAGAAGATGAGAGCCGACTTCTCCGATCCTGGGATATTGAGATGAGCTCTGATCCTCGTGAAGTGGCTCAAGATATTCTCGATGAGCTAAATGTGGAGATCGCTGGATTCGATATGCGTTATCCTTGGGAACAAGCCTTGGAGGATGCGGGTATCGAGATTCCAGAAGAGGACGTGCAGGAGAGCAGTATCGCTGACCACCTGATCGCTGAGGAGATGAAGCAGGGCCAACTGTTTGATCTCGGACCCTACACGGAGCCTGATCGTGAACCTCCCCGGATCAAGACGAGCTATGACATCGTTACCCCTGAAAGCGCGGAGGAGGGTGACGTTGCTGATTCAGGATGGCTTGATGAAGAAGGTGTCGAGATGGAATCGTGGGACGAAGACGAGACCTACGTCGATGCGGCTGTTGAGTGGCTGGAGAATCACGGGGCGATGCAATACTCTGGTGGTGGGAGGGGCTGGTATTCTACTGAGCCGTCTCAGGATTATCATACAGGTGAATCGGAAACTCAGTATTTCCACCTGGAGGGGTTTACGCCAGAGGAAGAGAAAGAGATTTACCAGCGTCTCAAAAGCAAACGAGTTGTCTACTAAGGAGCTGAATGATGCCTGCTAACGTCGTCAAATCGAAGAGCGATGAGAAGTATTGGAAGAAAGCCAAGGAAACCGCCAATGCTCGCGCCAAAGATGATAGCTCTTTCAAAAAGGATTCGGATGCGTACTGGGCTTTCGTAAACTCCCAGTTCCAGAAGTTTAAGAGCGGAGAGCTCAAATCGGAGAGAACGATGAAACGTCGGAAGATTCAGGAAGGTATCCCCGATCCTTATGATTGGTTGGATGAGGTGTGGAGCGATATTCAGGACATGCTAGATGAGTATGTGGAGATGGATGACTATGCACTCCACGTTGGAACCAGTTCTGACAGTCTCGCTTTCGACGGAACGCAGATCGTAGTTATCACTCCTGTCGTTTATGAAGACGACAACGAAAATGAATTTTCCCGCTCCAGCTTTGATGAACACTTTGCTGTTACAGGTGATGTGACCGATGACGAGATTAAGATCACTGTTCAGCTGGTGAATGCAGGAATGATGGGGCCAGATGAATATACCTATCCGGTCGATTTCAACTCTCGCCCCGATGCTTATGATGCTGCTCGTGAGATCGCGGATCAGATCAATAGCGACATCGAAGGATATTTCTCTGGTTTGGGACCAGATGATTTTGCGGAGAGCACGATGAAACGTCGGACACCTATTCACGAACAAGCGGTGACAGCCGATGCGCTTTACAAGTGGTTCGTCAACAATGCTGGTGCTCCAGCTGAGTTGGCAAACCAGTTCAAGATTCCGTTTGATCTGGCCCGAGCCCTGCATCGAATCGGACACAGCACTCTCCCCGATGATCCCGCTAAGTTTCGCTCTCAGGCGACCGATGCGATCAACAACTATAAACGGATCGGTAGTTCCCAACAGGAGAGCACAGCGGATCAAATGATTCAGCAAGTGCTGAAAGGCGCGAAAGTGGAACGGGTCGTGGAAGCGGCTCGTAAATAACACTCCCTGGATTTTCTAGGCAGTGAGGTTCAAAAATGGAGGTCAACATGAAACGGTATCTGATTTTGGTGCTCGGTCTTCTGGTCATCATGGCTTGTGAGGACAATAGTCAGACAAATGACGATGATATTCCGATCTGTAGCGATGGGGAAGAACTGATCGGTGACGCTTGTTTTTTGGAATGCGGTGCGAACCAGACCCGCGACGGTAATCTCAATTGTGTGTGTGCCGATGGGTTCGTTCTGGAAAATGAGGAGTGCGTCGAAGACTTGATGAGCCAGTATGACTACTCGATAAGCTTCAACAATCCGAATCCTCGTGGCGGGGAAAGTTTTCTGGTCGGCGGCTGGAAACTGGAAGCGTTCTGTGCCAATTGTGTGGAAAAGATCGATGTCCAGGAAGCTCCGAATCGTAAAGGTTTATACGCACTTGTCGGACCCGATTTGACAGGTCAGCGAGAGACAGTCGTGCTCCACGGCTTGCATCCTTGTTTCGACGAACTTCAGATTACGGTGACGCTCGAAAAAGGCAAGACGCTGAACTGGACCGTGGCTCGTAACGATATTCAGTGTACCAAGGATTACGAGATGCGATGCGCCTATATCACGGATGAATTTCTTTATGAGGCGGCAGAGCATTACTTGAATACGACCCCGAATGTGAATTCGTGTTGCTCCCAATATCCGAATACAACTCAGCAAGTCTGCCTGATCTGTCCTGATTTCGACGCCGATGTTTGCACGACGACAGAATATGTTGGTCTGGTCCAGGAAGAATGCGTTTGTGTCGGACTCGATACGGAGCCCCGAAACTACGATGTGCAGGAAACGACTCCTCCTCCGGCAGAATCCGGATATACTCGTTGCAACGTGGATACGACGGGTAACGGTGATTTCAACGACCTCTGCATTTGTAAGGATGGGACCGGCTCCTACCTGAAAGAGTGCGAATACGATTTGGACCCGAGCGAAGACCCTGGCTACGGAGATGGTTGTGGAGCTCCTTGCAACGATCACTGCCTCTGCGTAACGCAGTAAGGAGAGGCATGATGAAACGGACGATTTTCCTCCTTCTAACGGTAGTCGCGTTTCTTAGTTTCTTTCGTGGCGCGGCTACCGCTTCTTCAGACTTTAGCGCGTCGCTTCAAAACTGCACTCCGGTTGTCGGCACGCTGGGAGCGGCTCGCTACTATACGGTTGGCGGTCTGAAAAGTGTAGGCTCGATTCGGGTCTCGCTGGGCTATACCTGTCCGGTCTGGAGCGGAAAGAATTTCTCATTGATCGCTGGAGGCGTGGTCGGATCATACTTGGATAAGCAGACCACACTCAAAACGAATTATGAAGACCCGAACTCAACTACCGAATCCCAGCAGATCGTAGGACTGATGATCGGTGTGGACTACGAGGCTAAGGGACAAGCATCGGTTGGTGGCGCATGGGAATGTGGTAAGCCGATTGATAGGGCGAATGCCTACATGGTTATGTTTTCTTACACGATACCCCTAGAGTATATCTGGAACATGGGGACAAAGCTGGCTGGGTCCAGCGATTAAGCGGAGAAAAACGATGTTTGATTTCGGAGCTATTTTTGAGAGTGCGATGCGGAAACAATCGGATTCGCAGAAGGAGCGGACAGCTCCGGAGTCGAAGCATCGTGTAAACGAAGAGAAAGGTTCAATCTCTCCAGACTTCCAAGCGTTTCTCAACGATTTGGATAGCGAGTTGGAGAAGATGGGAGTCGATCATAGCTCCTGGATCAATTTCGGACCGTTCCGTTATGTGCAGGACAATGAGACGGTTAGCACCGAAGTCGTGCCTGACATTGCTGATCCGTTTGATCTCTACGTGTCCTATTTTCCTGAAGATTCTACCGTTGTGGTGCGAGCCCATGAACCGGGCCAGACCGGAGAGACATATCGTATCGATCTGATGGTGCAGGCCGATTACGGAATCGAAGATGCCGAGATCGTGGCTGGGGACATCGCTTCCAGCATCGAAGACTTGAACGATAATTACAGCGGTATCGATCTCCGCAGCGAATCCAAACGCAACCGCCGTCGCCGGATCAAAGAGCAGGGCGAGGTCGATACGGTCGAAGCCAAGTTCTCGATCTATTTTGGTATTGATTGGCTCCAGCAGGACGTTACCGAAATGTTCGGTGGGACCGATGAGTACAATGTTCGGGATCGGAAGAAGTATGCTGCTAAAGGTCTGATGCAGGACAACGAAGAAGCGACTCTGACCGAGCGTGGCTGGGATGAAATCTCCCAGGCCATGTACGAGATTCAGGAGAACGTCAAGGATTGGCTCGCTCAGCAATTCGAAAATGCGTGGATCGAGAAATACGATTACGACGGATGCTTCGGGTATGTTGAATTCGATCCGGAAAACCAACAGCAGCTCCAGTTGCTGAGGGAAGGTAGTGAGGAGACCATTTTTCTGACGGAGACTACGGAAGGTTCCAATGTCGTTTATCACGGTGTCAGTGACATCGGTGGTTTGCTCTCTCCGGGTTTGCAGTTCAGTGGAGCTAACTACTTCCTGAAACGTATGGGGAAGACCGAATCCAAACGCAAAAGCCGTCGTGATCCTGTCACTGAGGCGATCGGAGACCTCCTCTGTCGGTTTGACGTGCTCCAGCGGCTCGATCAGTTGGCCCTGGAGCAGACCTTAGCGATGCCCCCAATCTTCGGTTTGGTCAAACAGCAGCTTCCCAAGGAACCTGAAGAGCTTCAGGAGCGTATCGCCAAGGGGCTTTTCCGGCTGCTGAGCCAACACGAAGCCCTGGATACGGCTCAGTGGCCCTTTTCCCCGGTTCACGCGCTTACAGAGGCTGTGAGTGGACCGGTAGACCCTGATGCGGCTCAGGAGCTCCGGCTTTACATTGACAATGATGGTGATCTCTACCGTCAGATGACGACTCCGATTATCAACAATTTGATGCGAAAGTGGAAAAAAGGGACTTACGACTCCGAATTGGCTGTGAAAGCGTTTATGTATCTGGCCAATGAGGGGGCGCGAAAATATGTCCGCGAGCATGGCGGCCCCGGCGATCGGGTAGACACGGTGTTCAATAAGAATACCAGGATGGAAGTGGCGAAAGCTTTGCGCGACTCTTTTGAAGGTGAAGCCGAACTTGGAAATTATGATCGGTTCTAATGGGAGAAAGCAGATGATTATCAGCGAAGTGACGATCAAAACGAAGTCGGGTCAGGCCGTAAATGTTGGGCCTGGCGATTTCGCATTGGTCCGAAGCCAAGCCTCGAATGCGAGCCCCAGCTTTTTCCCCGTTCGAGTCTCAAGTGTTGGAGAACAGGGAGCCGTGGTTTCCACCGTCATCAATGGCAAGGGCATCGAGAAGAATATCTCTCTGTCCGAGATGATCGGCTATCCGTCGCAGGACTCGGCAAGGGCCGAAATCAAATCGACTTGGCCCTGGCATTACGACGTGCTGCTGACCCAACAGGTCGGTGCTCCTATTGTGACGGAACAGGCAGAGGAGACCGAACGATGGGTCTTTACGAAGGCACAGCTCAAGAATCCGAAAGGTCTCCGTAGAGACGATGAGCTGATTGCCCTTGTTACTCCTGATGAACCTTCAGAGGGGGTGGATGTCATCGTTTATCGAAACGGAGAAGTTTCGAACCGTTTCGGAGATGGAACCGTTGGATTGCCAGAAGAGGTTTACGTTGCGGCTCAGGATGAGGATAAGCTCTTTGATGAAGAGGAGGATGACTGGGCTGATAATTGGCGAGATGTCATCGTGGATGCGGACGGAAACTTCGTCCGCTTTGCCGATGAAGAGTCTGCTCAGGAATCTCGATCCGCTTTGCGTCGATCCTTGAAACTGATCGAAGTTGATGGGATGGAAGACGATTACGAGGAGCAGGACGAAGACCTTCCCCGCGAGATGGGAACGGGCAAAGACTTCGAAGATGAGGAAGAAGAACCGGAATATGAATTCGAAGGTCCGATGTTTGAAGAGGGCGATGAGGAATCGGACACATCAGATATGACCGTAGATGGTTCTCCATTGCCCAGCTCTTCAGGGAACTACAATGTGCAAACCTCGGAAGAATCTCCGGTTGGACCAGATACATCCGATTTCCTAGGTATGACGGACAAAGACATCGATGTGGGAGCCGAGCCCCTCGCTGTCTTCGATCCGGGTGAAGCAGAAACCAAAGGAGCCGAAGGCGGCTTCAAACCAACAGGAGGTAGCTCGATGGAACGAAGCATTCTTCGTCGCGCCATGCGATTCCAGGAAACCGATCCTTGGCTGCGTAAGGCTGACCAGTTGATCGAATCGATGGAGGTTCGAGAAAAGGGAGGTCTGGAATATCAACCTTCTGCCGAGACAGAGGAAACTCCGTCCGATATGAAGGCGAGGAAACGGAACAAGGCCGGGAAAGGCTCTCCGCGCATGAAAGAGCGTTTGCTCCGGAAACGGCGGATGCAGGAGCTGGCTCAGACACAGAGAGTGCGCGGCGTCCAGACAGATGTGGTTAGTCGCGGTGGGGAAACTATCGTTACCTATCGTGGAACTCCTGTGGTGGTCTTCGATGATAGTAAGATCGAGTTGAATACGGGCGGCTGGAAAACGGCGACTACGAAGACTCGCATGAACCAAGCATCGAACCAGTATGATCTGGGCTATCAGGTTGTTCAAAAAGGCGGCGAGTGGTTCGTCAAACAGGTGAATGGGCAGACCATTCCGTTTGAAGGGAATAGCTTGATAATCAATCGTGGTGGCATGCGAGAGCGTCGTTCCCGCCGTCGTCCTGTCCGTGAAGCCGGTGATCTCGAATATCTGGATTTCGCCAAGATCGCCAATGCTAAGGACTACTCGGTTGGCATGGATACTCGTCCCTTCCTGAACACGCTGAAGAAGGATACGAAGCTGGGGGATGATTCCCTGGGTTCAAACACGGGCGATACCGGATCATTGGGTATTTCGGTACGCGATAATTCTGGTGGCGGCGGTATTATCGGTGGGGATGATGTGGACTTCAGTGCTCCCGACATCGAAGCTCCGGATGATGAGAGTTCTGAGATCGATCCATTGTTGCCGGGGGCCGATGGAACGATGGGCACGGATAAAGACTTGAGTGGTCCTTCTAGCGGCTCATTGCCCGATGAGGAGTCTTCATTGCCAAATCTGGTCCAGGGCGTTGTCCAAGCGGTGAACCGCAATCTTGGTGCTCCTCCTTTGGCTCCTGCTACGGATGATGAGGGTGAGATTCCGAAGACGGATGCGGCCAAAGTGATTGCGCCGAAAAACACGAAGCTGGGAGCAGCTCCGTTCTCCGCGAAAGTGGATGCGGACAAGGTTCCGGATACCGGCGCGAATAAAGTGATTGCTCCGGCTAACCGAGAACTTGGAGCGAAGTCTCTGGAAGCCAGGAAACGTGCTGCCCGTCGTCGCCGGTTGGAGCGTCAGCGTCGTCGTAAGGAGGTCGAATGAAACATCGTAGTCTCATAGCCGACCTGAGCTCTCATTGTGGAGAGAACATTGTTCCGATCCATGAGCAGGGTGAATACGAGCTAACATACCTGGATGCCTTGACGGATACCAGGGATTATCTCCAGAGCTATTTGAGTCGCATCGATGAGTTTATCGGTGAGATCGATGATGACGAATATCTCCTATCCAAAACCTATTCGGCTAATCTTCTTCTGTCGAGTCCGGATCGAGACGATCTCAACTACTATCTGTCCGATGTTTCCGAAGCTTTGATTCAGCTTGGTCGAAAAGTCGAACAGAAGATTGCAGAGCTTGATGAGGCATTGAAGAATGCTGGCTGATCGCATGATTGAAGCGGTGTTGCAGGGAGAATCTCCGGAGAGAGTAGTGGAGTTCGTCCAGCATCAAACAGCCCTCGACAAGTTCAACAAGGATAATCCCGACCCTAAAAAATCTCGGGCTATGAAAAAGGCGCATCGTGACAACAAATCGAACTACGATAAGGGACAGCGTAAGAGCTCGATCAGCCCTGATCGGAAGAGGGCTACCAGGGGAGTCGCCCGACACAACGAACGACCCCGAACCCCCTCAGTCTGGTAAGGTCAGCGATAATGATATTTTTATCGAGTTGATTGAGCGTCCCTACTTCTCCTATCATCGAGATCATACAGGTCTTTACGAATCACGATCTCTGGGAAAATTTAGTTGGACCCAGGGTGAGAAGAGTTACGTGATCCATATTGAGCAGTTGCGACAGCAGCTGTTTCCAATTTTGGATCAGGACAAGTTCAAAACACCGTTGTCCGACCATACCTTCATTCGTGTCAATCACCTGATTGATCGAGTTATCAATTTTCACGAAGTAGCGATCGATCTGATAAGTGGTGAAATCGTTACTCCAAATTTCTTCTAAGGAACAGAACTATGCGCGAACCACAAATCGCAACACGTCTGTTTGAGTACAAGGTTCTCGAACGTCGGAGAGAGCAGCTACCCGAAGGAGTTTTGCTTCGCATGGGTGGTCTGGGACAACGAGTAGGCGAGGAAAACCAGAATGGTAGGGTCTACTCGGAAAGCCTGTGGGACCGTGTTCTCAATGAGGAGAAATTCTGGGATCGCGTGAAGACCCGCGAAATGCTGGGTGAAGCCGATCATCCTGACGATGGAAAGACCTCGATTCCCAGGGTCAGCCATATTGTGACGGCAGTGGAACGTCGCGGAAATGAAATCTGGGTCGAGTTTGAGGTTTTGAATACCCCTACTGGTCAGATCGTGGAAACGCTGGTCAATGCAGGGGCGCGAATCGGCATCTCGTCTCGCGGCACAGGTAGTGTGGTGGAACGAGAGGGAACAACCTACGTGGATGAAAGCGACTTCGAGTTGGAGACCTGGGACATCGTTACGAATCCCTCGACTCGCGGGGCGTATCCGCAGCGGTTAGAGTCGGTTCGAGAGGACAATGCGAAAATTGTTCTCGGCACGGCGGAACGGCTTTGTGATTCTGAGACCTCGTTGCAACGATTGCATGAGGTAAAAGGAATCGTGGCCGACCTTTACACGGAGCAGCACAGTGTCAAACGTGAAATGCTGCTCGAACGTATTGAATCCCAAATCACAGAACAAGAGTTGAAGGAGAAGGACATGCCTGGACTCAAAGACCCTAACGGTCTGGGTGAGACAGTCACTCTCGTCAATGAACTCGCTGAAGCCAAGGCGAAGGAGAAGATCGCCGCTGCCGAGAAATTGGTAAGCGAGCGCGACTCTCAAATCGCGGACATGGCAAAAGAGATGAAACGGTTGCAAGAGCAGAGCCGCAGGCTCCGTCGTCAGCCAGTTTCCGAGCAAGGTGACGAAGAGGAATTTCCGGATGCGGAAACCGTGGACTCCCCGCAAACGCTGGAGGTCGATGGGATCGTGACGATCATCCCGAATGCTGATCTCGAACCCGAATTGGACGATGAAGAGCTGGAGATGCCGGAAGAGCGGCGTCGTGCTCATCGCGCCCTGGAACGCAAACGTCTCATGGCTCGCCGTGTAGCCGAAAAGAAGAAGTGCAAAAAGAAGCGGCCCGGTATGAAACCGGAGATGGAGAATCGCAGGATTCGCCGTCCGGTGCGGAACGAACAGCTGGGCCGACAGCTTCTGGCTGCGAAGCGCGTGATCGAGAAGCAGCATCGTGAGCTGCAAGCTGCGAAAAAGCTACTCGAACAATTTGCGAAGACCTCTGTCTCCAAGCGGCAATACGAGAAGGCGCGAAAAGCGATCGCTTCGACATTGAAGAATCAGCAGCACGAAGAGATTAAGAAGTATGTTTTCGGGAGGATTAGCCGGTTCAGCGAATCCGATCAGAAACGACTGCTTCGCGCCTTGGGCAAGGTTCGTGACCTGGATGAAGCGAAGCAACGCTTGGAGAGTATTCTGAGTGTGGCGACTTCGCAGAAAACGGGCAAGAAACGTCGCATGACGGAGCGGGAGCCGCTTCCCGGACAGCGTGGAACCCAGTTGAATGAGAGGACCAGCAATAAGCCGGTTCCTACCAGCTCACTGGTCAGCACGATTGTCAAGGCGGTGAACAAGTAAGAGAGCTGACGTAGCTCTCATCGAATCGAAAATCATCTCTACAAAGGAGATAACGATGTTGCGGAATCAACAGCAAGCTCAGCTCCAGCAAGAGCAGCTCTTCGAGCACGGTCTCTCGCTGGCGCGGAAAGCTCCGTACAAGGATTTCTGCCTGTACGAAGGTGTGGATGCGCGTGGTCGCAAAGAACGTGTGACCTTCGCTCAGCTGCACGAAGGTTTGGAGCGTACCCCTGACTGGATCGTGGCACAGACAATGGTGATGTGCGAGAACCTCCACAAGTATATGGGGACGATGAACGAAACGGTCCGGGCTCTGAACTTTGGCAAGTTCCAGAAGTATGCGTTCCCCTTGGTCAGGGCGGTGTGGCCCAACCTGATTGCTCACGAGCTCGTCAGTGTTCAGCCCATGCAGGGTCCGACCGGACTGGTCTTCTACATGAAGTTCATTTACGGTTTGTCCAAGGGCAATGTTATTGCTGGTCAGGACGTGATCGAAAACCCGAACTACGAATACTCTTCGGAGAATGTGACGGGTGAAGCAGTGGGTGCGGCTGGCGCTGCTAACCAAGCGGGTCGGGTCATGTTCTATCCGGTGCGTCCCGGTACGTTCCGTGCCACCGATGGTACGCAGATCGTGACGGATGATGGCAATGGAAACATCATTGGTGACATCGGTGCGGGTACGAACACCTTGGACTACCGGACCGGCGCGTATGACTTCGATTTTGCGGCGGCTCCTACGGTTCAGCCCACGGCAAATTATGTGTACCGCATGGAAGCCAATGACAACCTTCCAGACCTGGAATTGACGATCGAGTCGTCCCAGGTCGAGCCCCGTGAGTCGAAACTTCGTGCTCAGTGGAGCGTCGAAGCTAGCCATGACTTGATGGTGGTTTACGGTGAAGACCTCGAAACGCAGCTGGTCGGTGCGCTCGGTCAAGAGCTCAAGTTTGAAATTGACCGTCGTATCATCCAGCGTCTGCGCCAAATTGCTCGGGCCACCGAAGCGGCGGCTCCCGGCATCGTCGGTGGTGAGCGCGTCTGGCCTGGTAAACCGCCGAGTGGCGTTGACTTCCCGACCCACAAGCTGACTCTGCTCGACTACGTGATGATTCCGTCTTCGAACGACATTTTGAAGGCGACGCAGCGTGGTCGGGGACAGTGGGCCGTGATCGGTATCGACGTGGCGAACATCATCGAGTCGCTTCCCGGATTCGAGTCGTATGGCACGAAGATCGAGGGTCGTGGCGTGTGGAAGCTTGGTAAGCTGAATAACCGCTGGGAAATCTTCCTGGATACGTACAATGAGGCGGATGGAACCAGCATTGATGAGAAGCTGTTGATCGGCTACAACGGTACGCAGATGTTCGATACCGGATTCGTCTTCGCACCTTACGTGCCTTTCTATACGACTCCGACTGTCAATTCTCCGAACGCTGAGTTCGTGATGAAGAAAGGTATTGCCAGTCGTTACGCGATGAAGGAAATCGATTCTCGGTTCTACACGAATGCGCGGATCGACCGTACCCTGACTCCGTAACAGGTGACTGAAGAACTGTCACACGCCATCCCCGGAACGGCGTCTGACCGGGGCGGGAGTAACCCTCCAGCTCCCGCCCCATCCCCTATTTGAGAGGTATTGATGACAACGATCAATCGACATCTTATCGTTTCCGATCTTCCAGCTATTGCTCGTCGTAGACTGGGTAATAGCTCGATCGACGTGGAAATTGACGATGAGGATTTCTATGGTACAGGGGGAGACGCAACCGATTTGAAAGGCGATGGCATTATTGCGGAAGCTTTACGCTGGCTCTCGCGGTATCGTCCGCGCTACGGTCTGACCGTCATTACGCTGATCCCCGGTGTGCAGCAATACATCTTAGACAATAGCGATCCCGATAAGCAATGGGGCTTCGGGGTCGTAAACCTGTTTTATCCTCGCAGCCAGCTGACGAGTCTGTCTGCCGGATTGCTGACTCCCCAGGAGTTTATCGCGGCATACGGGATTCCATCTACCTGGAATTTGTCCGATCTCTACCTCTCGCTCAGCTATTTCGAACAGTTGAAACGGATGCTGGGAGCCGAAGTGGAATGGGAGTTTGACGAATATACTCCTGGCGGGGACCAGGGGACGCTCTGGATCGCTCCAGAACCCGGATCGGCGGCAACGGATACGGCTATCATCCAATACCAGGATGTGCTCGACGTGGAACAAATCGGATTCGAGGATCAGCCCCATTTCCTCGACTACGTTGCGGCTCGCACAAAGTATGTGGTGGGTGAGAAACGTGAGAAATATCAGCAGATTCCTGGTGAGCAGGAAGGACAGACCTTGAATGGCGATGCTCTCAAAGCTGAGGCTCAAGCTGAAATGGAACGATTAGAATTTAAGCTGGTGGAATTTTATGGCGACATAACCCCGCCGATCATGGGGTAAAAAATGACATATCCCAATCTTCATTTTCAAAGTTCCAAAGACCTTGCCTTTATCAAGGCTCGGGACAAGGAGCGGTACGGCTACCAACAACAAAGGCATCGGATATTCTTTGTTCAACCCGAGGATTTGATCCCGGTTCCTGATCCAGTGGCTCCTGCGGACCATGCCAGAGTCAACATTTGGGGTGAGCCCGACGAGGACACATCTACTACGGATGGACCGGCAACAGCTCTCTATAGCGATCCGGTGACAATGCCGATCCATATTGCGATGGGCGAGGAGATACGAGAAGCGGATCGATTCGGATTGGATCGAGAAATCGATTTGATCGCTGTGTTCTCCATTGCTGTGCTGGAAGATTTGGGTATCGATTATCGGGATCGGACACAAGGCCCGAAAATCGGTGATCGGTTGGACTTCCTAGCTGATGGTGTACGGGTTAATCAATACGAATTGCTGACAGCCATTGAGCGGGACTATTGGGGCAACACGCAGTATCCGCTACATTTGATCTGTGCGGCAGTGCTGACACGGGAACCAATTACAATATGAGGCTCTTCGGAAGTTCTCGAAGAGTATTTCTGATCGGTCCGCTAGCAATCAAATTTCCTTCATGGGCCGATACGAGGAGTTTTCTGAAAGGTCTGCTTCACAACTATACGGAGGGCCAACGATGGAGACAGTGGAAAGACTATCGGATGGCTCCAGTATATTGGACAGCTCCTTTAGGTTTTATGTTGATTATGCGAAGAGTGGCAATTCCTTTATTCGATTCTGACGGATGGGATCGCAGAACTGAAGAATTAGAGGAACTGTTCAACGATGTTTGGTTTGCTCAGGACATCAAGCCAGACAACTTCGGGTATTTGCCGGATGGAAACTTAGTCTGTATCGATTATGGAGGATGAGATGAACACAGGAATTTTCGTATTCATCCTGGTTGCGCTTTGCGTAATCTGCGTTTTCATAATCGCAGGAGATTGAGATGTATGATCGAAAGAAGCTGGGTCATCTACTGACCGTGGAAAATCAGAATCCACATCCAGCAGCGAATGCTGATTACTTCGCATTGCTAGCTGATCTACAGGGAAAAGTGATCCCTCTTCTATTCACAGAGGATCAGATCAAGGATGCTCTTTACCGAGCCGAACAGAATCCGGAAGACCTGAAAGTCCTGGAGGACTAAGAATGAAAACTGCAACCAAACTGATCGAGAGCGTTCTGAGCGGAGCTTCTGTGCAGAAAGTAGTTGAAGCAGAAATGGACAATCCTTTTAAGGGATCAGGAGCCGGTGCTCGTCAGCGTGAAGCTATGCTGCGCTGGGCCGAGATCAAAGACGAAGCGTCTCGGTTGAGAGCGCAGATGAATGATCTTGATCAGGAAGCGAAAGAGATTGCCGAAGAACTCGGAATGGTGGAAATCATCGAACGAATGGATGAGCAGATCGCCTATCTCGATGAGATTCAGAAGAAGATCACGTTGACGACCAAGCCAAATCCAAAGTATGCACAGCTTTGGAAAGATTTGCGTGAACGCATTCTCAACGAACTTGGGGAACAGGCAGCGGCTATTACGGCTCTGATGGATGAGATGCTGGATGCGCATTTGAAATCTACGATGAGCACGGCTCCAGTCCTGCGGAAATTCTCGAAGGCCGATGTGAAGAAACGTGGCGTTGGGGAAGCGAGTATCGGCAGTATGCTCAAGGGGGTATGGAATAAATTGAAAAAGGCGATTCAAGGTCTGTTCAAACGCTCCGACCAGATAGATACTGATCTGGAGAAACTGGATCAGGCTGTTTCCGGTCAAGCAGAGTCTCGTCGCCCCCGTCGTCGGCAGATCAGGGAAGCCGATGCGTTCGGTTTGATCCCGGATGCGGGTGATGATCCGATGGTGACGGTCAACGATAGCAATAGCTACGTGTTCCAATTCACCGATGGCTTCATGGCGAATGCCTACTACGATCTGGTCCGTTCCCGTTTGGCAGGTCTTGTAGTGGACTGGCCGATGATCTCTGGTTTGGCTGGTCAGCGTGAGTGGACCGTGCGGATCAGTGGGAAAATCTCGGATCGTGAGTTCGGTCTGTTGAAGGACTGGGCCAGCAGCTATGATGGTGAGCTCACTTCGCAAGGCTTATCGTGGGAGACCTAATCAAGTATACGGTCAAAGGACCGCCCAGCGGCATCTCTTCGAAGCATAGCGTCACAGTGATGCAGCGAGCCAATATGCGAGCTGCTCGGACAATGGGTGAGTCTTTTGGGAAGGCTGTAGCCAAACAGGCCAACAAGCTTATCAAGGAACAACGTACAGCTGAAGCAAAAGCAGCGGCAAAGGAAGAACCGGCTCCACGGATCACCTACCTGACCGAACTGCCTGGTCCGGTTACACAGTGGAAGCAGGGTGAGTACACAGCGGTTGGCGTGATGCCCAAGGGTATCAAGGATTTCGAAAAGCTGAGTCCTGAGAATCTGGCTAAGGCGATCGAGGAACTCGGTGGGAAGCCGCGAATCTGGTCGCTTCGCCCAGCTTCTCGGGAGTTGGAGCGAATCATCCTTGTCGAGTACCGCTTCAACCGAAAGATCAACAAGGTTTATCGAAACGCTGTGTACCGCATTTTCAAAGAGCAGTTGCGACGTGTGAATCCAGTATTCGTACCTGGAAAACCGAAGGGGCTGATCCGTAGAGTGATCGAAAAGCTGAAGGGTGTGTAATGGCTATCATCGAAAATCTCCGTGTGCTCGACACATTGATGCTCGACATGATTGCCTGTTACATCTCGGATGCTGTTCCGAATGTGACTCCCCAGGTGGTGTATGCGATCGACGAACGCAAATACCTGGAGTATCTCAGTGGGAAGACGATCGCCAATGAGAATCTGAAACTGCCTCGGATCGCTCTGACTCGTGGAGATGATAATGCTGATCCGGAGCGGCAAAGCGCGGCTCGTGTAGTACGAAATTACAATGATCAGTGGTATCGGACCCAATATCCGACTCCGGTCTCGATCGATTATGAAATCGATATTTGGACGCAGCACGAATGGGAGATGGCCTATTATCGTCGCCGCATGATGATGTTCTTCTGGAATCTTCCTCCCCGTTTCCTGAAGATGGTAGTTGGTGGCGGCTGGGGCGAGAAGTATGTGGAGCTCTATAGCGAGAGTGGGGTAAATATGAGTGAGCGAGAGCCGGGAGAGGCTCTCCGAACGATTCGCTACAACTACCCTATCGAGATGAAGGCCAACATCTTCCCGTTGCTAGAAGGCAAATTCTTGTCTCTAGACGAGCTGTTTTACGAAACGAGCTATCCGGTCCAAGAGATTCGGTTGGAATACTATAGCCAGACCGGTTATCTCTGGGACATCGACATTATCACGTAATGGAGGTTGGACTATGCTGTTCGAATTCAAAAACATGACCAAGACAGGTTACTACCTGAGCGATTTGCCAATTACAGGATCACCCCAAACCGAAACCCTTTTTGTTCGGGCCAAAGGGGCAATCTATCTTGAAGACAATCAGATCACGGCTCAGGTCGAAGGGCTGGTGAAACAGCGTCGTGCTCGTCTTCGCAAAGTCGAGGGCAAGTCGATTGTCGAATCGCCGGTTATTGTTGAAGAACCGCAGGAGGACTAAACCATGTTCCGACACTACGGCTATCCGGAATCGGTATGGTTTTCCCATACGGATTTCCACGCTATAGTCCCGGAATCCTAGGACCGGAAGAGGTTCGGGAAATCTATAACCGGACGCGCCAAGGAATCAATACGGAGGTGGCCGTAGATGGTGCTGATCCTCGGGGCCAGACGATTCCGGTAGAAGACGCAGCTATCAATCTTCCTGGTAAGATCGTGATCTCCCCATTTGAAATTACTCCTGATATTTCTCGGAGAGTTCCCGGTCAGCTGTTGATTTTCCCGAATACGAATCCTCCGGAGCGGATCACGAATTTCACGGCTCAGAGCGGACAGTCGCAGAAAGCAATTTTGCGCTGGACCAATCCTCCCGATACCGATCTTTACGCACTGGAGATTTACCGAAAAGAAGGCAGCTATCCGACGGGTAGGGACGATGCGGATGCAGAATTGATTGTGACTGTCTCGGAAAATTCTCCGGGAATCGGTTTGACTTATGAGGATGTCGGACTGATCGACGGAACCACGTATTACTATGCGATTTATAGCCGCGACTTCGGTATGAACTGGAATGAGGATACGGTTCCCGGAGACAACGCGGCTACAGCAATCTCTGCCTCTCCATCTCAGATTCTGAACTTCTTGGCATCCGATGCGGAGTCGGGTCAGGTCACGCTTACCTGGACCAATCCGCTGGATGACGATCTTACCGAGATTTCGGTTCGTAGGAAGGTAGGTAGTTACCCAACAGATGAACTTGATGGAACCGAAGTGTTGACCGATACCAGTCCGGTATCCGGCGGTTCCAACAGCGTTGTCGATACGATTGCTCCCGGCACGTATTACTATGCAGTCTTTCCAAAAAACTCCCTGGGATACAATCAACTCGTCACGGCTGGACGCAATGCTGATACGGGTACGTCAGCGTAATAAAGGAGAAAACAATGGCAAGTCCAGGTGTGCAAGTACGAGAGCTGGATCGGAGCATTTATGCCCCGGCAGCTTCTCCAACGAGTATTGGAGCCGTTGTAACGGCAACCAAGGGTCCGATCAACGAACGTGTCCTGGTAACGGACGAAGAGTCGTATATCGCCAGCTTTGGTCGTCCCGATCCGAACTCCCAGGGATTCTACATGGCTCGCCAAATTCTGCGAGAAGCCAATACGCTCTGGATAGTAAGGGTGGGATCAGATATTGGCGCGGACCCATTGACCGTCGGAACATTGGACATCCTCGATACGCTGGCTGCTCCATCCGTGCAGTTAGATACGATCGAGTATGGTACTTTCAGCGATACGTGGAAGGTCTATGTGACGGCCGGAACCAACCTAGGTTTCAAGATCAGTCTCTACGAGACCTACGGCGATGCGGATGAGGAACTGATCGAGGAATGGGATGACCTGACCCGGCTCACCGTGGAAGACATCGTGAATGATCCGGATACGGGAAGCCAGAACATCATTGCTACGGCGGTAGGTACGGAAGAGCCGGATACTGCGCAAGACCCGATCTTTTTTACGGGTGGCGCAAACGGTTTCGAAGGAACCAATATCGACGCGAAAGTGGTGGCGGGTCTCCTATTGTTCGACGATCCTGAACGTATCGAGATCGATCTGCTCTTGGCTCCCGGTTTCAGCTCTTCGGCTGTGGTGACAAATCTGTTGACTGTTAGCGAGATCAGGAAGGATTCGGTGAGCTTGGTCGATGCTCCGTTCGGCTTGGACGCTGCGGAAGTCGTGGATTGGCACAACGGTGGTATGAGCGTTCCTCTCTTGAACAGCTCGTATGGCGCATTGACCCACTCGGAGCAATACGTTTATGACGAGTTTAATGCTCAGGAAGTGTTGGTAGCCGCATCGGCGTTTGAGGCTGCTGCCATTGCCCGAACTGCCAGGGACGCAAATGTCTGGTGGGCTCCGGCTGGCGATCCTCGGGGTAGGGTCAACAGTTTGCGTCCTGCTTATGATCCGACCAAGGGTGAGCGAGACCTGATGTATGGAGCGGGTAACAATGTCAACCCGATTGCCAATCTCAGCGGGATCGGCATCAGGATCTGGGGTCAGAAAACGCTTCAGCGAGCCCCTACGGCTCTCGACCGCTTGAATGTGAGGCTCATGGTCAACCAGATCAAAAGGACGCTTGCAAAGGCGACGCGAGCCTTTATCATGGATCAGAACGATTCCTTCACCTGGAATCAATGGCTCGGCGTGGCCGATCCCCCGCTCCGCGACATCAAGGCTCAGCGAGGCTTGGTCGATTATCTGTTGGTTATGGATGCGACGACCAATACGGAGTCGCTGATCGAGCAGGGCATTATGAAGGGGAAAATCTTCCTCAAGCCGCAGAAAGTGGCGGAAGTCATCCAGCTCGATTTCACGATCACGTCGCAAGGCGCGGATTTCAACGAGCTGCTGGTCGCCGGTTAATCCGATGACCCGTCTTAGAAACGAACCGAATGAATCGGAGGTAAACTATGGCTGAACAATTCCAACCAGATTATATCGCTGGCGGCGATAATAGCTGGACTCCACAACTCACGAACCAGTTCTACATTCAGCTGGCTCTTCCCAGCGGCATTGCGCTGAGTCAGAGCCGGGAACTGTATCTGGCCGTGGCCGGTGGGGCAATTCCCGGATCGAGCTTCGAAGAAGTGACGATCGATTTTGTCAACATGCAAGTCTTCATGGCCGGAGCGATCCGCTTCGAGAGCTTCGCTCTGCGAGTACGCGACTTCATCGATGCTGGTTCGCGCAAAGCGTTGTGGGACTGGTATCAACTTGTCGGAAATCCGCGTACCGGCTCGATGGGCTTGCCCAATGAGTATAAGGCGGACGGCAATATCATCCTGTTCGCTCCGAACGGCACGGCGGAACGCAAGTGGAAAGTCGAAGGTGTCTGGCCTCAAGCGCAGGGTTGGGGAGATTTGGACTATTCGACGGTCGAAAACCTGATGATGGAATTTACGCTTCGGTGTGATCGAGCCTACTACGACGTATAATCTCTGATCCCTCCGATTCCTACTCTACCGTATCGGGGGAGGAAGTCCCTCCCCCTTTCCTCCAACATAGTACCGTCTTAGGAGCGAACAATGAACGAAGTGTATCAAGAACAAGTAATCCTGCCCTCCCTCGGACTTCCCTATGGCGACGCTCTTCCCGAGGGTCGCGTGACGCTCGAACCGTTTGGCGTCAAAGAGGAACAACTCCTTCAGAAACCCGGATCAGCTGCGCGGAGACAACTCATTTCCACGCTGCTGAATTGCTGCGTCAAGAATTGTCCGGTTCCAGTAGAAGACCTGCTGATCGGAGACCGTCTTTTCCTCTTCATGCAGATTCGTCGAATCTCGCTGAGCGATCAGTGGACCTTCGATTGGGTTTGCGAGCGTTGCGAGGAACGGGTGCGCGACCATCTTCTAATTTCCGAATCCAAGCTGTGCGGTCCAATCACGGATGTGTTGGAAGAGGATGAGGAACGTCCGGAATGGGAGACGGAACACGAAGTTCTTCTGCCTTTGAAGAAGGTCAAGGTGTCCTGGCGCTATCTGACCGGGAAGGACGAGAAAGCGGCTCTGGCTTCCAAGGAGCAGCTGCGGAAAAAAGGCTTGAAGGTCAAGGACGGCGATCCTGGCTACATCTTCCGAATGGCGTCGGCTATCACGAAGATCGATGGTGAGCCCTGCTCCTTTATCGATGCTCAGAATTTTGTGTCGGGATTGAAGGCTCGTGACTCCCTGGCTCTGAGAACAGATATGGAGATTCACCAGATCGGATATGATTTC